TTAACTAGCAATTCGGGTATAACCTAGAACAACTTTCTTATAAGTTTCATTGTGATTATCCAACAACCAAAAAAGAATATTTTTCATTTTTCCGAAAGTCATTTTACTAATGTATCGCCACGTCTCCTGTCCTATATAATCATCAAGGTTTTCGATTTTAGCATTTGCTATAATTTCAACTATTTCATTATATTGTCTGGTGGTCAATACATCTTTTTCTATAAGTTCACCAACATAAAAAGCCGTTCTACTATTAATAATTCTTTCAAATTCGATAAGGTTACTCATTAAATACTCGCTTACTTGGCAATCCGTATCGAAGTAATCACACCACTCTATGAAGTCATGTTTTTCATAAACGTGGCTTTTTTTGTTTATATCAAGCGCAAATTTAACTTTTCCGCAAGATATTAAATTGTAGTAGTTATAATCAAGCAAAATATTTTTGGCGGTATCTCTATCTTGAAACTCTATATTTTTATTGTCATGCAAATAATCTATTTGCTCATCTAAACTTTTAAATTGTTTCATAAACTTATTTCATATTTTCCTTTCACGCGCCAAGGCGCTTTTTTATTTTGCGTTCCTAAAATTTAGAACTTACTATTTATGATTTGAATTTATTTATAACTGAATAATAATATTTTTTTCTTTTAAATTTTCGAGACATTCAAATAAATAGCTATTATTGTGTTCAGAGTATATCGGTTTAGTAATTGGTACTTTTTCAATATTTTCATAACTTGAACAACTTGTCCCTCTATAAAAAGAATTTTCCCAGTCAACAGAAGGTTTATATCCTCTTTTTTTCATCTCATTCATAACGAGCTGATGGTATTGAAAGAGTTTATAAGGTGAATAATTAAAAACATAATTAACTGTTGAGTGAGGCTTTCCCCATCCATTACCACGCAACGCACAACATTCACGGTGTTGTCCTAAGAGTTGTTGTCTTGGAAGCTTCTCGATTAAATCTTCATGCCAAAGTCTCATATTATTTCCTCCTTTATCCTACCAACTCAAAATAGCACAGCTCATACAGCAACGCACGTTCATACTTATTAATACCTATAATACAGTAACGTTAATGAATGTTAGTTTTAAAACTATCTATCTTTTATCATAAAGATTTATTATGACTTGCTGGTGTTTTGCGTATCCAATAGATTTTTATTAACTAAAGAGTTTAGGTAGTTCAGATTCGCTACGTCAGTTATATAACTCAGTATTTTTTTAGTACCATTTTTATCCAAAATGTTTAATAAACTAACAATATAAACTAATGATTCTATATCTATTTTTCCTGAATTGATTGCATTAATGTAAGTATAAATAAAATCGTTATTTTTAGTTGCAGAATTTTCACTTATATATTCTTTATTGAATTCCTCAAAAGTTGGAATTCTGTTAAGGCTAGTATTTAAATTTTTAACTATTTTACTAGAAAAAGCTTTATTAAATTGGATCTCTGATCTATTTTTGGAGTATTCATTACCAGTAATCCCCCTTAAATGAGCTTCAGACGTTTCAAAAATTTCAGCAATAATTTCCCAAATCTTTACATTACGAGGCGATCTCTTTCCATTCTCGTAAAAAGAAAGCTGGCTATCTGTAACTTGAAGAAGCTTGTTATTAACTAAGATATTTTTTTCTTTGAGCTTTTGATTGACCTCATCTCTTAAGTTAATTAAAGTCATATTTTTTGATTTTCTAAGTTTTTTTATATTATTCTCTACCATATTTGTTAATATCCTTTATCTTTATATTATATACATTTATGAAAATAAATCAATAAAAACTTTTCATTTTGAGAGTTTTTTATTTGACATAATCAAATTGAAAGTGTAAAATTAGTTTATTATCAAATTGAAAGTGAGAAGAGAAATTGTATCTAACACCAGAAATCAAAACAGCTCTACGCAAAAAGCGCGGAGTATTGAACTTAACTAAAGGCGAGGCAGCCGATCAACTGGGCATTAATCGTTTGACTTATGGAAGGCTAGAAAGTCCAGAGAGGAACGAAAAAGTAAGACAAAGCACATACGAGCGTATAACGTTATGGCTTGCACAAGACTATTAAAAAAATATGCACAAAAAAAGCTTGACCCGACCAAGAGACAGCTTTTAATCAAATTAGAGTAGCAAACCGTGAAAAACACGCGCTTTCTATCTCTAATTATAACAAATTGGAGAATAAAAACAAATGAATAAACCAGTAAACAAAGAAACTTATATCCTTGACGATTCAATCGCTTTCGAGCTGATGGACTTATTAAAAGCCAAAGCAAGACATTTTATAAAACTAAACGAGTATGTCTATCGCTTATTTGATGGCAAGACAGTCGTTACTTTCACAACTTTAGAGCATGAGATTCAAGTAGAAAAGATAAGCGGAGGTGTGGCATGAAATTTATAAAAATGGACGTTGTCAGAAACGATAAAATTAGTGTTTGGTGGATTAAATTCCACCATGCCGAGGTTAAACGCTTGTTGATTGTAAATGAATCTAAAGCGCCAAAGTGGCATCTACATCTCAAACGAGGAGGCAAGGAATGAATGATAACACTTTAACAAACCTTGTGGCTCGTGGTTTAGTGGATAAAGTCATTCATCTATTTAATAAGTACCTTGGCACACAGCTCAAAATCAGAAATGAAAACCGAGTATTGCCATATATCTCTAAAAAGCGTGTCATGGAGGATTTAGATATTTCAGACAGTACCCTTGATAATTGGGAAAAAAACGGTTTGAATCGCTATAAACCACGCTATAAAACGTCACTCGTTTATTATTTGATTGATGATGTGTGTCAATTCATCGCATTAGAGACTTAAGTTTTGTCAGGCAAGGCAACTTTTAAGAGAGGATTGAAGAGATGAAAGAAATCATAAACGCTTGCCACTATGTGGCAGGAGTTCACAGCAGGGGCATGAAGCAGATTAAAGAGGAGTTTGAAGAATTAACCGCAGAACAAATTAAACAGCGCGACAGCTTAAATTTGGACTTCTTACGCCATGCTAAAAGACCAAGAACGAACAAAAGCGGGATTCGTTTTGATGGAGAAAAAGAGGGCGGAGAAATTAACCTATTTGATGAGGTGGCAAAATGATAGAACACTACCAAGGTTACACAGCTATGAAACGACATGGGAAAAAGCACTACCGCCCGATAGGAAAACACCCATTTAAGATCATTCACAATGCACAAGTGGTTAAAATTGACCTATTGCAACAGTTTGAAGCGAGTACAGGCATAATCTTACCCAGCGGAGTAAAAAACAACTTATGCACGCAACCAGTACCATTTTTAGGCAAACAACTGGCTATTATGGAACTACAAATAAAGGAAAATTAAAAATGACATTAAGAAAAATAAGTGATGAAGAAAAACAACAACTATCAGACTTAGATATGGGGGAACTTATTCAAGACCTCAAAGATAGCGGAGAAATTAAAGCAAAAATAATTACAGTTGAAGCATTATATAAAGATGATGACTTGTTAGCAATAACACCCGATTTTGATGATATCCCGAGCCTTGAAGTTGGTAGTATCTTGCTTAATATGTTAGTGGCTGACGCAAGGCAGTATACAGACATAGATAGTTTTATCAAGACGATTGTTTCTACATGGGGAACGTATGACGAAGCGGAGGGAAACTAATGGAAATTACTATAGAAACAAAAAGAGACGAACGAAACCAAGAACAAGAATATTATATAAGCGATACCAGCACGGAAGCCATCACGATTATAATGTTCGCGTTGATTGGAGTAGCAAAACAAAAAACGAGCTATGAGCAATTTTTAGAAACAGTGACAAGAATTTGGGGGTGCTTAAATGAAAATGAATGAATTACAGCCAATAGACCAAGCTATTATAAAAGCCCTTGTAGCGCATAAAGGAGTAGACCGAGCTATTAAAGGCAAAGACTTATCACGCTCCTTAGGTATTGATTTACGGACTTTACAGGCACGTATAGAGATACTGCAAGGCAAAGAGTGCGCTATTTGCTCCATTGATAATATTGGCTATTTTGCTCCACTTACTGAAGAAGAGCGCACGCGAGGCATTACAAAAAAAGAAAGTATGGCCTACAGTACGTTAAAAGCCGTCATGGGTGTACGAACCGCTTCTCTAAATTGGTTAGAAAAAATGATGGATTAGGGGAAATTCATGACACCTAAAGAGCAGGCACTAAACTGTATAAATCGCGGGTTTTCTGTCATTGCTGGTTATCCAGTGGGAAAAAGTGAACGGGCAATCATAAAAGGAACGTCAGAGGGAACAACAGACACCGCTATTATAGAAAGATGGTTTGATGAAATACCGAACCGAAACATTATGATTAATCTTAGAAATAGCGGGATTATTTGTATTGACTTAGACCAACACCAAAACGGACAAAATGGGCGCTTAACTTTTAGCAGAATGTGGCACGAAAATAGCAAAATAAAGGATTTGAACACCTATGTAGAAAAAACACCAACGGGGAACGGCTTACACGTTTTCTTTAAAGTTCCGAAAGAGCTATTTAATCAGCCGATTGTCAGTGAACTAGCGGACGGTGTAGAGATAAAAACACACTTCACACCCATATACCCAAGTAAACGGCATGACGGAGATTATACGCCTTTAAATGATACAGAAACAGGCGAGCCGTTAACCTTTGATAATATTTGTGATTGTCCTAGCTGGCTACTTGAAAAGCTAAAGCGAACACCGACACAAGTAAATACAACGACAATAAATCGAACGTATAGCGCCGAAATGTGGGAGTTATTCAACCAAGGAGCGCGAAAAGGTAACCGAAACAATGACACGAACCGCATACTTCACTACTGGAGAAAGATTGGCATTGTCCCGCCTGACTGCATGGACTTGTTGCGAACGTTTAACAGCCGAACCAGTCCATCATTACATGATGATGAACTGGCAACCATTTGGAAAAGTGTATTCAAGATGAGATAGAAAGGAAATCATGACAGACCAATTAGAAAAACTTGTGGCAGAAACACCACAGGAAAACGTAAGAAGTCCCAAACCTCAAATAGAGAACTTCACAGATTATGGAGAGGACGGGATAAAAACATTTAGTCAAACAGCTTACACCGAAGCAATAGTAAACTGGATTGAGCAGGAACGTGACATCATAAATAGTTATGATTACATTCAAGAACATACGCATAATTTAAAGAAAATTAAAAAATTATTCTTTGAACACCGCGCATTATTTCTAAGTACACCGAACAAAGACGGAAACACACCCAAGTCACTAAGTCCATTAGATACAGCTAGAATTATATATAAAACGCTGACAGTCATTAAATTAGACCATCAAAACGGGCTGTTAGGCGTTTATAATCCTGAACTAGGAATATACGAAACAAACGAAAATTTCTTTCATCGGCTCATTTACTGGCTAGAGCCGTCTTATAGTCAAGCACGTTCTAAAGAAGTTCTCTTTAAACTTGAAACCTTAGCAGAGGTTAAGCAACAAACCGCAGAAGCTCATCTTATCCCAGTTGCGAACGGTATTTTCAATAAGAAAACACAACAATTAGAGCCATTCAGTGCTAAGTACGTTTTTACCTCAACCATTGCGACCAAGTACAACGCAAAGGCAAAAGTGCCTAACATTAACGGCTGGAACGTAGACGACTGGCTACTCGATTTAATGAGTGGAGATAAAGAGCTTGTCAGTCTCTTATGGCAGATTATTTCCGCAAGCACTAACGGCAATTACTCCTATCGCAAAGGAGTTTGGCTAGTCGGTAAAGGAAATGACGGCAAAGGGACTTTTCAGAGCCTCATCATGAACTTAATCGGACGTGAGAACGTCGCAAGTGTCAAAGCAGAACAGTTTTCGGAACGGTTCGCCCTTTCCCAAGTCGTTGGGAAGACTTGCATTATTGGAGATGACAGCCAAGTCAGCTATTTAGACAATGCAGGGAACTACTTTTCTGTGGTTACTGGCGACCCAGTACCGATTGAAGCGAAAGGAAAGCAACCAACTTTGGCAGTATTTAACAAGCTAGTTATTCAATCGACTAATTTCTTACCCAAGTTTAGAAACAAGTCAAATGGAACATACAGACGTTTGCTTATCGTTCCCTTTAACAAGTCTTTCACGGCAGATAATGACAACTGGAAAATCAAAGATGATTATATTAAACGCAAAGACGTTTTAGAGTATGTCCTTAAAATTGCTTTATCGCTTAACTTTGATAAGTTTGATGAACCGAAAGCTACACAAGGGCTATTAGATGATTTTAAAATCTCTAATGACAATGTACTGGCGTTTGTAAATGATATGTTTGAGGAGTTCGTCAGTGATTTTCTACCGACTGCTTTTCTAAGTGCTTTATATCGAGCGTGGTGTGAAGATGAGGGAGTGAAACCCTTTACTAAGCGAGAGTTTGAGAATAAACTACCTGATTATGTCAAAGACCAATGGAAAAAGACCGTGCAAAGACCAAATAGTGCAGGCTTTAATAGAGCTGTCGATTTACACCGAGCAAATGAAATGGAATTGTTTAGACGGTTGTTTTATTGGGACGATGAGAAACATAAAAAAGTCACTAAAGGTTATTCCCGCAAGAAAAAATAAAAGTGTTACTGAAAATCGGTAACACGTTACTGTTAGAAGTAACAGCTTTAACCCTATGGTTAAGCCGTTTGTAGGTGTCTGTTACTCTGTTACCGCAAAAACACCTACTCGCTAGAAATTTATCAGAGGAAATAAAAACATGAAAAAAGTACGATGTCCGACAAATTGAATTTACTGACAGAACCTAGTAAAACTTAACATAAAAAATCGGAGAAAATAAAATGGAAAAGGAAACAAAAAACTTAGAAATCCCAGTCGCTGAAAATGAGAGAAATAAAGCAGTTGAAAATCTTCTATCATTAAAAGAATACTTTAATAACCAACTTCAAACAGATCAAGAAACTTATCAAGCCATCGCGACATTAGGCGATAAGTTGGGCGTTCTTTGGAATGGCGATAAATAATAAATAACGAAAAATGGAGAAATAAAATGCAAGTAAAATACATTGAAGAAGCAAAAAACAAACTCGAAAAACAAGCTAAACTAATCACTCAAAAAGTGGATAAAACGAATCAATTAATTTCTGAATTAAAAAACAAAATTGAAAAAATGGAAAACCTTTCTCAACATGAGGATATTGATGAATCACTCAAAGCCTTATCTGAATTGAATAATGCTAAGCAATTACTAGAAACATTAGAAAAACGGCGGGCGGAGGAACAGAAAGAGCTTGATGTTTTCTGGAGTTCTCAAGAAGTTGATGATACTCTTAGAGAAGCATTAAGCCAAGCAGATAATTTAAGTGACATTGAGCTAGATTTATTAAAAAGTACCGTGTCTGAAGATACGAAGAAAAAACTAAAGGAATATAACAAGGAAGTTGATGACCAACGTTATCGCCTTCAGGAATCAGGGAATTACTTACTAGAAAAATCAAATGTTTATTCTCGAAGCTCATTAGCTAATTTAATCGGTCAAAAAAACGGAAGTCACAAAAATAACTTTTTCTTTGGAATTGTTAGAGCAATGGCAGGTCAATATGAAAAAGAACTGATGACATTTCTAAAATCTGAAAAAATCCTGACTGATTTAGATTAGGAGATTAAATGACTAAAAAAACAGAAATTAATTTTGGAATTGATAGCAAACTAGAAATCAGAGACGCAAATAAAAAAGCAGGGTTTATTGGACAAATTGCAGGGTATGCCATTGTATTTAATAAGCCAAGTGTGCCTAATGCACCGTTTATTGAGTATATTTCTTCATCGGCGCTCAATAATGTTGACCTAAGCGATGTACTGGCTTTATATAATCACGACTATGCAAATGTGCTAGGCAGAGTTGATGCAGGAACTTTAAAGTTAAGCATTGATAAAATCGGCTTGCATTTTGTTTTGGATATGCCAGATACAACAGTCGGGCATGATGTCTATAACAATATAAAGGCTGGAAACCTTAAAGGTATGAGTTTCGGCTTTGTCGTGGCAGACGGTGGAGATTCATGGCAGCAAGGAGCAAGTAAACCTATCCGAACAATCAACCAACTTCAAACATTAGGAGAAATAAGTGTCGTAAGTAAACCTGCTTATGATGATACTTCTATCAATGTCACTCGTTCTATCAAACAATTTGAAGACGAGCGTACACGAAAGTATAAAGAAAAAGTAAGAGCTTATCTTGACGGATTGAGTGATTAGATTATAATAAAAAAACCTAGTCTTTATTGGCTAGGTATTTATTGTTAATGTCAGAAAAAGTTAAAATGATACCGTAGTTCGGTAACACGTTACCGATAGCTGTAACAACTTAAACCGCATGGTTAAGCAATTTGTAGGGCTTTGATACCGTGTCACCGTACTTTTCCTACTTCGCTAGGAATTTATAGGATAGATCAAAGTGATGAAAAATATTAGATATCCGACTTGTTAAAACTTGTTATTTTCTTAGAAATACAATAGCTAATAAAAAAGCCCCTCGTTAACAACGGGGAACTTTTCCAACTATTAAGAACTAAGAATTAAGAATTTAAACTGCCTGTACAATTATTATATCAAAGATTCTCTGATAGAGAAGTAGCAAAGAAGATTAACAAATGATATAATAGAACTATCAAAAGTCGCAGAGATGCGCATGGTATAATAAGTTCAGGAAAGTATCTCTAATTATGGGGGTGCTTTTTTGTTTGGAGGATTATATTATGAATGAACTAGAGTTTAATATCAGATTATACCTCACAGGTACAATGAAGTCATGGACTGATAGGATAGACAACACAGACCAACTAACACCACAACGCTTTATATTCAACGCAATGACAGAGCTGTTTGATTCATTGAGTGATGATGACCTAGAGTTAATAAGACTTAGATACATGGAACGCTTGACGCTGGCAGAGATTGCAAGCCGTTATCTTATAAATGAAAGTACCGTTAGACACCACACGAACCCAACAATTAAGCAAGTGAAAAAGATTATAAAAAAAGGTAATGAACTTTCGATAAAATAAAAAAGCCCGTGAATTTTCACGGACAAATATAAAGAAAAGTAGTAATAATTTACCTAGCTCTATTATACCACTTTTTCTCTATAATTTTTAGATCCCCCCCACCTACTTATTTAGGAATACCGTATACCAATAGTGGCTCCCTGAGCAAAAAAGTGATTTTTCAAAACTTTTTTTCTGAAACGAAATCGCTCAACTGCAACGTTCACAAGGATAATTGACCCCTAAAAGTTATACAGTAAAAAGGAGGAAAACCAGCTAAATTTATTTGTGAGACACGCTACCAATGATCATTAGTGCTAAAACGACGTAAAAAAAGGCAAGAAAGGGAAGTATTTTTCCCTTTTTTTGCCTATAAACGTGATTAAATCAATGTTTTAAGATTTTGACCCCCCTATGCAAAAATTTTAAAAAATCACTTTTTTGTTCAGGGAGCCACTATTAGTATACGGTTCTCCTAAAAGCGATGACGGGGGGGTATTTTTTATTTTTTAAAACTTTTTTTCAGCAAAATAAAAAGCCGTATATCATGGATATACAGCACCTTGCCTGACAAAAATTTGTTAACGCGTTTTACTACGTTTTCGTTGGGGTCTATTGGGGTCTGGTGGGGTCTATTTTTTAAAGAATCGCATAAAACCGCATTTGTTGGGGTCTGTTGGGGTCTGTTGGGTGCTTATGGTATACTAAAGTGATGAAAAAAATACTTATAAAATTTATTTTAATTGTGGGAGGGGTGTTGGTTTGTCTGGTAATTTTTGTCATGCTTGCCTTTCACTTTTCACCTAAACCAGGGGCAATGATCATTAGACATCTCTTTAGTTCGGAAGTGAAAATAACGGATGAATCAGGATTTGAGAAGGTAAAATCAAAAGTAGCACTGACTAAAAATCACAACTACAACTCAAAATTTGGTTCAAATACATACGATTTATACCTTCCAAAAGGAGTGAATCATCCAGTAGATGTGCTGATATGGGTACATGGAGGAGGATTTGTTGGGGGAGACAAATCAGGTGTTAAAGAGTTTGCAACCAAGCTTGCCTTTGATGCACAAATGGCTGTCATTGCGATGAACTATAAAAGAGCACCAGAATCTCAATATCCAAATCAGTTGATCCAAGTTGGAGAGTTAATCAAAACGCTGAAAAGTCAATCCGACTCAAGATTGAATCTGTCTAAACTGATGTTTGGAGGAGATAGTGCGGGCGCTCAAATTGCCTTGCAATATGCACTCACACAAACCAATCTCTCTTATGGCAAAGCCATTTCTATCCCACATCTCTTAACTAAAGGTGAGATTAAAGCAACGCTATCTTACTGTGGTCCAGTAGATTTGCAACAGGTTGCTCACACAAAATCAGAAAATAAAGCCATGCAATACTTCGTTAAGACAGTAGCGTGGTCAGAACTAGGGACGAAAAAATGGGAAAGTGATCCTAAATTGCAAGAGGCAAGTTTAGTACAGCATCTGACAAACACATTTCCTCCGACGTATATCACAGATGGTAATGCGTATTCATTTCAAGATCAGGGTATTGCGTTTTCTAATCAACTTAAAACACTCGGTGTTCCAGTATCTCAACTGTTTTTTAAGACGTCAAAGCAAACCATTACTCATGAATATCAATTTGATTATGCTAAAAAATCAGCTCAACGCTGTTATGATGAAACACTCGCTTTTGTTCGGAAATATCAGTAA